CGTCGTCCACCGTGCGGTAGAGACGACGGCCGAACTGGTCGCGCGTCAGCAGGATGTCCGTGAGGACCTGCTCCGTGGTGTAGAACGTCGGGGTGCCGGTGCCCTTGTAGAAGCGGCGGGCGTTCAGAACGGCGTCGACGATCTCCGTGCCGGACGAGCCGTCGTCAGCGAGGTTCACGTTCACCGTGGTCGCGTAGAGCTCGTGCTCCTTGGCGATCGGGCGGATGTTGTCCTCGTTGATCTTGTCCTCGTCGTCCACGTCGCGGCCGTCACCGATGAGGATCGCGCGCGCGAGCTCCTCCTCGATCATCATCCGCATCTCGGACTTCAGCCAGCTCACGACGTCGAAGTCAGTGATGTCCACGATGTCATCGCGGTCCAGCTTCTGCTTCTTGTAGATCGTGGTGGGGGTGGTGACGCGCTTCGAGACCCCGAAGAACTCCTCCTTCTTGAGGGTGCCCTTCACGTAACCCTTGGCCCGGGCCTCGTCGAAGGTCAGGTCGGCCGAAACCGTCTTGATCCGGGAGAACGGGCTGTGACGGGTGCCGTTGATCACACCGGCGACCCACTCAGTCCGACGCTTGTCGAACTCGGGGCGGTCGGTGAGGGTACGGGCATCCGGGAAGAGGATGTCGATGTTCTCGATACCGTGAGCCAGAGCGTACTCCTCGACGGCCGCCTTGAGCGAGCCCAGCTTCGAGGCGTTGGTGACGATCTGCTCAACGTCGGCGTGGCTGAGAACAGGCGCGCTCGCGGCGGGCTCCTGCTCGAAGACGTTTCGTGCCATCAGGTCGGTTCCTTCCAGGTCAGTGTCTGAGTGTGTGGCGTCGGCCTGCTCCAAAGCAGCGCCGATCATGTAGTGGACGACATCCTTCTGAATGTCGCTGAGGGAGTTGTAAACATCCTGAATCGTGTCGCCATCTGCGTGCTCGACATTCTCCTCGGTCTCCTCAGTGGCCTCCTCGGAAGACTCCTCGGCAACCTCCTCGGTCTCCTCGGTCTCGTCGTCCTCGCCATGTGTGATCTCAAACCCGGTGTAGATGATGACCTCGTCATCAACGTCTGAGTAAGAGCCATCAGCGTGGGCAACGGTGACGTTGTCGATGAATGCGCCAGGGTTAGCACCTGAAAGAACCAGGCTGACCTCGCGGATCGTACCGTGAAGAACCTGCTTCGACCGCTCAACGAGCTTGTTGGCGTAGATGGACAGAGAGCGGATGTCGTCGTGCTGGACGAGGACCTTTGCGCTCTGACCCGCCTGGGTCTCGTTGAAGTAGCCGTAGCAGTACACCCCGTCCTCACGGTTCTCGAGAACCGCGTGTCCAAGGATGTTGCTGTGATCGTTGTGGCCGTGCTGCCAAACGAGAGGAACCCGCTCCCCATCCTGCGCCTTAAAGGCGTGGGGCATGATGGTCCGGCCGTCCGAGCACTTGAGGCCAGCCTTTGTCGCGTAGCCGCTAAAGTCGGCTGCTGCCATTTTGACTGTCTCCTTCCGACTTGTCTTGAACGGCTGGTGCCGTCATTGGTTGATTCGGTTGAGCGCCTTCTGCAGGCATGTTGCTGTTTCGAAGCTCGTCGGCCTTTGGGTCCTTAGAAGGCTTGAACCCGACGATTGCGCGGATCTCGTTCGAGGAGAGAATCTCGTTCCTTGTGAACTTGTCCGCGATCTCGGCCATCTCACTAACCGGGACCAGACTGAACGGATCCCGGAAGAACACCACCGACTGCTTCTGCGACCGAGCCGTCTTGGTCAAGAAGTTGCGCTTAACCGCCTCGACAACCGCGGTGACAACGGGCTCAATGGTGCGGTTGTAGTAGTTCAGCATGGTCTTCTCATCCGCCGTGCCGTTCATGATCTCCGCAGTAAGGCCAAGCTGGCTGTAGAGCATCTCAGTGAGGTACTCAATCTGCTTGAGGAGGTTGTTCTCGGCAGGACGGTTGAGTTGGGTGATCTTCTCGGTGCCATCTGTGTAGGCGATTCCGTATTGGCTTCCCTTAAGTTGAAACTCGATGTCGGTCCTGCGCTGCTCGGCCTGCTGCCGCCTGGCCTCGGACTTAATCACGTAAGGAAGCTGGATGATTAGGTCTAGCTTTCCTGATCCAGTCGCCTCATCGACAGAGTCCAAGAGGTTAAGCTTCCTGATCAGGCGCTGAAGCGTCGAGTTCGGCTCATTCATGATCGAGTAGAGCGGATTCTCGACAATTGCGCATGCCTTCTTGTGGATCAGAACCTCATCACGACGCCCAACCTTCTCATTCCAAAGGCTGACTCGGACGTGTTCCGGAAACCATGCGACAATGTGGCCGACACGCATGTTCTTGATGTCAAAAGACCCAAGCTCATTCGGATCGACATTTGTTTCAACAGGCACCAAGGCCAAGACGCCCTTGTCAAACAGCGTCATAGCGATGTCTTGGCGGAATGCCCTTGCTGGCTGATCGATGTTGGCCTCGAGATTGAAGCATGTGTTTAGGCCGCTCTCCATGTCCTCGACATACCGCCCGTTGTCATCAAGACGGACGTGGCGGATCTCGATTTGGGAGACGTCAACACTCAATCGGGTGTAGATAGCCGAGATAATCGATCGTTCGTTTGAGATCCAGAGCTTCGGGCGATCCGGCCTATGACCGTATGAAGAGATAGCGCTTGTGTACACCTCCTGGTCCTCAGAAATATCCTGATCCTTAAAGATGTCCCAAGCATGCTTCAAACGAGTCCTGATTCCTGCCATTAGTCACCTCCTCTCCAATTAGGATCTCCAGATCAGCCCTTGCGCTTCTGCTGGTTGTAGGCTACCTTGCGCGAGGCGACGCCAAGACCGGCAAACGTGCTGGCCGCTGCGGCGCTACCAAGAGCTGGACCTGCGACAACCATCGACAACGCGGTGATGGCCGCCTTTTGCCCCCGGGTCGAGCGCATAGCAAGCGCATAGTCAGAGCTGTTCTTAAAATCTTGGTCCATCTGCTTGAGACGGGCCTGCTCGGCCTTCTTAGCCGCCGGGGTTGTCGTCAAGTTGATCTTCTTACGCTGAGCGTTTAGGGCCTTAGAGTGAGCCTTAGAGGCCCGCTGGGCGGCCTTGATCTCCTTGCCGGAAGCCTTGCTGTACTTGAGGCTAAGAATATCCTTAACCTTTGCCTTGCCTGCAGCCTTAAACTTGTCGCTCTTCTCAATGCTCTTCATGCTAGCCTGAGCGCTTCGCTGAAGGTTGCCCTTGCCTCGAACCAAGGCGTTGGACGTCGCATGCGGCCCAAGAAGGTACCTTGCCTTGTCCGCCTTTGACGAGCCACCGCTGGCGACGCGAGCTGTGTTGGCCCGGTTGCGAGCCTTACGTTGCCCCCACTTCATACCCTTCACACCGTAGTGAGCAAGGGCATCCTCTAGGGTAGGCTTATCCTGGCCTACAATCTCTGTCATTCAAATGCCTCCTTGTTCAACTTGTAGGCCACGTAAGCATCCATTAAAGCGGCCACGTTGTCGATTTTGTCTTCTCTGCGCTTTTTCCACAGCTTCCGGTTGCCGTTTGTGTCCTCAAGCGTGATGGCATTGCCCATGGCAAACGACATCAGAGACTGGTCGAACAACAGCATCCGCTCCTCGCTTAGGATCTTGAGCTCGCCAAGGGGAACGGACTCGGTCCTTGCTCCCTGGATCACCTTCTCAATCCCAAAAGGCCCGTTCTCGGCCTCCCATCTAGCGACAAACTCTTTGGCGTTGTACGGGTCGAACCCAAACGCCCGGACGTCGTAGGTGGAGTTCTGAATAAAGGCCTCGAGGTCGTCGTAGACCTCCATAAGGTCCAGCACGGACCCATCGAGGACATGCAGGCTTCCCTCGTCCACAAACTCCTCGTACTTACCCCTGATACCGCCCGGAAGCTTTAGCTGGGTGAGCGAGGTGATGTAGCTTCTCGTCTTTACCCCGTACTTACCATTCGGCAAAGGGAATAAGAACGAGAAAGCGCAGAAGTCGTCGCCCTGCGATAGGTCAGCGCCCAGAGCGCATGGCATACCCCAAAACTCCTGCGGACGATGGGGAATGGTCTCCTCGTATGTGAAGAAATACGTGAAGCCCTCCATCGGAATGCCAAATCGCTTTGCTAGAATGTCGTTCCTAGCAGCCGGAGCCTTCTCCGCACGCTCCACGTCAAGCTGGTACGTCTCGTAAGTCACAGTCAGCCCAAGATTCGGGTTGGCCTTGACCCACATCTCTGGGTTGTTGACCTCGTCGATGTCATCCAGCTTGTAGTGCCAGATGGAAATATGAGGAGCCATGTACTCGCCCTTGAGGATGTCAGCCAGCTCGAGCTTGATGGTGTCACCAGAGCCGTTGCGGACTGTGCCCTCGGAGGATATGGCCACGATCAGGTAGTCATCCAGCTTTGAAGCGCCCTGCTCGACAGCGCCGACGACATCCTCGCGGAGATCACCGGACAGCCACTCGTCAATTGTAGACACCTTAGGCCGCAAGCCCTGAAGCTTGTTGATGGCCATTGGTCGGATCTCGACGATAGAGCCGGTGAGGAAATTCTCGATACCCTTCTTTGTCGGCGACAACTTGACGCGGTTCATCTTGTTGCCGGTCGTGTTCTGAAGGGAACCCTCAGTCAGGAACTGGAA